GTGTTGGGGGGGGGAGGGGGGGGAGGGGCGCTTTTGTCGCGCGGGCGCCCCTCAAAACCTAAGATTTACTTCAAGAGGGCGTTAGAAGTCAGTATCATTGCTCTTATTCTTGTTCACATCTTGAGCTACTTGATCAAAGGTGTAGTCAGGGTCAAGGGTAAGTTCTTCATCAACAACTTCATTGTATTTATCGTACTTGTTTTGAAGCTCCTCCGCAGCTTTCTTACCGCGACGGTTACGAACCTTCTTGACCTTATCTTTCTGCTGGGCACGCTCCTTGCGACGTTCACGGTCACGGATACCACGATCAATAGTTTTCTGTAGACTATCTTCTTGAGGGTTAGCACCTACCCCAAGAGCAATGTTCCTTGCCTCGTCTGAGGTTTGACGGGCGAACACGATTAGGCTATAGATGATAACCATGACCACCGAGAAAACGAACGTGTATGCTCCGCCCCGCTGTAACGCGAGGGACGCAAACACGATACAAGCAGTAGAACCAATGGCAAGTAGTGACATACGGCGGGAATAGGTGAATTGTGGACGGAACCGCAATTCAGTGTAAGGTTTTTCAGAGGTAGCGGCGGCAAGGTTTCGTTTATGTAACCATAGTGAGAAACTGTAGGTGAGCATGAACATGGGTACTGCCATCACAATAGCCACGATCGACCGCAGAAACATGAAGACGTGCTCAAACGGTGTGAAAATATCTAGGGCAACACCAAGGATGACGCATACACCGATAATAACCCAGAGGGTGCGGTATTGGCGTTTACGTTGTTCTTTGTTGGGGTTGTTATATAGTTTTCTGATGTCTTTGATGAATGTTCGCGGGTCAAGTATTCGATCCCCTGCGTATTGTGCCGCATCAGTAATAATTTTCCAAATCATCCCTTTTGACCTTACCCTTGTTTATCGCAAGATTTCTGCTTCACTGAACATTAATTTAGCATCACGTATTGCTTCTTCGGCATACTGTGAATCCAAGATGCTGTCTGCCTTCTGTGCTGCGGCTTCCAGCATGTGTGAGTGGAATCGTAGTGTCGCAAATTTAGCGGCGCGGCCACCCGACTGGTTGCTGCTGAGAACGTCACCTTCAGCTCGGGTGAGTAGGTCTTCCTTAGCGATAGCGAACCCGTCTTGATTCTCTACTAGTGAGGTGAGCCTACGTTGCGCTGATTCTGTAGTGCCTGATGATACGAGATAGCACACACAGTCGTAAGCGTTTCGTCCAACACGGCCACGTATCTGGTGAAGACTTGACGCGCCGAGCCGTTCCGCACTGAGGATAACCATGCGGGTAGCATTAGGTATGTCTACCCCAACTTCTACCACAGTGGACGCTACGAGAACATCATATTTGCCATCCCGGAAGTCAGCCATGATTTGCTCTTGTTCGGCACGTTTCATTTTGCCCCAGACGCAGGCAACTTTATATCCTTGTAGAGCAATAGACTGTAAAGCCTTATGGGTACTTTTGACGGATGCCGCATCAATCCTGTCCGAGTCCTCCACCAGCGGAGTAATGACGAAGGCTTGGTGTCCGAGGTCAAGCTCGGCGCGCACGTCCTCCCACATTGGTGTACTGTAGGTGAGGGTGGTATCATTTGGGTTTTCTGGAACCCAGATGGTGCGGATTGGTTTACGGCCTGCGGGTTTTTCTTTGATTTCCAGGAGGGTGACGTCCCCGAACATGGCCTGTGCGATAGACCGCGGGATAGGGGTAGCTGTTGCCATCATGAAATCGGGGATACTGCCGTCTGCCCGGCGGCCCAGTATTTCTGTGCGCTGCCGGGCACCAAATTTCTGCTGCTCGTCAAAACATACAAACCCTAGATCCTGGAAAGTAATTTTGTCGGATAGGATACTGTGTGTGCCCACTACAATATTGATGTCGCCGTCCTTGAGGCCATTAGTAATATTTTTCTTTTCTGCTGCTTTAGCGCCACTATACAAGAATTCTGCCCGCACCGTATCAGTAAGATGAGCGTATTCCAGGACATCCTGTAGGCTCTTGTGAAGCTGCCGCGCTAGAATCTCGGTTGGTGCCACCAGCGCTGCCTGACGGCCAGCCGATACCGCGATCAGGCAGCCCAGGATTTGTACAATGGTTTTACCAGCACCCACATCAGCCGAAAGCATAGCAGACATCGGTGTGTTATTCCCCATCATATGTAGGACTTGCTGTACAGCCTTAGTCTGGTCGCCAGTCAGCTGGTATGGGAGACTTTCTACTACTCGGGTAACAAGGTTCTGCCGGTCAGCGTTCGTGACACCTTGAGCACCAGTTACCGTGCGCGCCGCAGACCGCAACAATATTTGGGTGTACACCATCTCGTACCAGGCCATTGCGTTCAGCCCGGCGTATACTTCATCCATGCTGGAGGGGTAATGTACGCACCCAAGGGCGGCCTGTACCGGCATTACCTTTGGAGTGCGAAGGTAACGGGGAGTCTCTATACTGGTGTTACCTGGGAATTCCAGGCGGCACAACAGCTCACGTGTCGCGTTAGAGATCACTTTTGTGGTGATGCCTTTACTTGGGGACTGTTTATAGATAGGCACAACAGGGATGTCACGCCCAACATCCAATGACTCGATGCTTTTACCAGTGATAACGGGGCGCCCCTGGAACTCTTTCACCACACCGGTCACGAGCACCTGAGTGCCGACTGGGTACTTGTTTTTGAGCCACTTTTGCCGGAAGAACGTTACGGTAACCGTGCCGCCGCCTTCAAGGTTGATACGGAACTTCGTGCCAGCATCATTACGCATATGGTCGGCAAACGCGATGTCACCAATAATAGTTGCTTCTTCTTCGAACGTAAGCTGATCAATGGTTTGCGGTTGAGATTTGTCAATATAAGTGCGAGGACGATTTAGTAGAAGCTCATATAGTGAAGTGAACCCGAAAGATTCCAGTTTATCCGCCAGGGTTTTTGAGGACTTTTTCTTGTCTCGCATGGTCTGGGTGTCAGCGTGTACAAACCCCAGTTTGTTAATGTTGTGGTCTTGTAGCGCGTGGAGCTCTCCGGTGTACCCTGCGATAGGTTTAGAAACAATGTTGAGCAGGGTTTCATCCATGACAAATGGTTGGGCAGTGTTTTTGTTGGCCGCCATGAAGTCAAACAGGTACGAGAGGGAGAGTGAACGTGTTTTATCAGGTTTAGGGTATCCACCCATGTTAGCTAGTATTTGAGCGGCTTCTGAACTGAAACCTTCAAAAAACACGGGGGCAACCAGGAATGTTTTATTCCCCGGATGGTAGGTTACCACTCCCCCATATTGAAGATACCCCCCTAGAGTGGCGGCACTTTCGCCGAGTAGCCTAATGTTATCCCGGAAATAGGATAGTACTTTTGTGATAGCACGCCTGTAGGGCGCTAAAAGAGGGCAGGTGAGTGTCACTTCCTGCCCTTGGTGTGCGACAGTAATGCCACGAGTGGCAGGGTTATGTGTAAGTAGTTTATGTAACGTGATCATGAACGCTTGGGATGCGGTCTGATTTACGTCTAAACCTGTTATTTCAAGATTGTTATCTATGATTCGTGTTTTAATGTCGTATGGTTTCACACATAACCCTTTACCATCTGCTTATCTATATTTTAGCTCTTATCTACAATTTTTATAAGCTCTTCCACCGTTGCGACTGCCTCATAGACTGTTTCGTCGATCTTTTGAGCTTCCTCAGAGATACTGAGTGAATACTCGGTCGGCGACATTGGCTTCTCAGCCTTACTATCAGTGAGTGCCGTCACCAGGTCATAGAGCGCGCTTACGGTCTGCTCACCATCTTCATTATCGAACAGGTCCCGAACATACAAAGCCGCGAGCGCCTGATAGTGACCCACCTTGAGTTCTGTCATGGCCTTGAAGTTACGTAGCAGGTTTTTAATGGCCGGGTTATAATTGATGACAGCGACAGTTGCTTCATCCAGGCTCTTACCGTCGTTTTTGAAGAAGCTGGCGACACGCACCAGTTTCTCTTTATCAAGGTCGCGCAGGGTGTTGTATACGTTGATCGCCATAATAATGTTGGCGGGCTGTACACGAATGTTAGCGTCTGATGCTTCAACCTTAGTGACGGGTTGCGAACCAGTGTAGACGTTTTGTGTCTGTTGTTCGGGTGCGTTAGTGCTATAGGTTTCTTGCTTAGGTGTGGTGACTGGTTCTGGTTTTGGATCCGTTTGGGTAGGTGCTACCGCAGGAGCTTTAGTACCAGATTGGTTATTGGCCGGTGTGTCGTTCAAGAACTCGGCGTTCTCTAAGCTGCTGGTAGTTTTCTCTTCCTTAGTGTTGTTAGTAACGACAGTTGAAGGTACTCTACCAGTCACAACAATGGGCGTGCTTGCGTGTGCTACTAGTTTAGGTTCTACGGGTGCGTTATTCGGCGCTGCTGGTTCGGGGGTGGCTTCACCGGTTTGTGCGTATTGTTCGGAGCGTTTCGCGCGGGCTGCTAGGCTGGCCATATAAGTTCTCTTTCCTGTTGTCCCTCACTTTGTGGTGATGGGGTTTTGAATTCTTTACTGTCGGTTATATCAATACTGTAGTGATTATTCGGACATAAGTTTTGCATAATCTACTTCTGGATGTTCGTCATACCATGTTTCTAGGAAGATTTCAGCCCAGAGTTTGATTGCTTGAACAGCGACTACTGTTTCTTCTTTACGTTCTGGTGGTACAAGATGGATAGCCTCTTCGGGGAATGGTGCCGCCGCAATGTTGTTAAGGAAAGCGTAGAGGCAGAACATGTTTGTTTCTGCTGTTCGCACCTGGTCTACTTCTTTGGTTGCGGAGCTATCATGTGATTCTTCTGGTGTGTCAGATCTGCTAGTATTGGTAACTGGCGCGGAACTGTCAAATTCTGGTGGTTCAGGAATGACACGTGCGTCAGAAACCTTATCGACACTATCCTTTTCGTCTTTCACCTCGGCCTGGGCACTGAATGGGTCAGCTTGTGGGTTCATTGCACCGTACGCAGAATACGCACCTACTGAACCGTTCTCCAGGATTTTGTCAGCCTCATCTTCAAGTTCTTGAGAAATTTCTTCTGGTGTTTTCTCTTCATTACCTACTGGTTTTGGTTGCTGAGGTGTTGGCTCGGTAGGAGTAACAATATTCTCCACAATCTCCGAGGCAGCATCCGGGGTTTGACCTTCCGTTTCCTGTTGTACTCGTTGTACAATCTTCGGCAGTTCACGTTTAATTTCTTGAACTTGCTTATTGGTGAGCTGTATTGTGGTATCAGCAGGTGTTGCTTCTTCAAGTGCCCGCACGACTTCTGCTTTATCGAGTAGACGGTAGCTTGTTCGTACACTGAAGTCGAATTCGGTACGCACGTATTCTTCCCAGGTGTTATAGCCGAGCGCACGGTATGCTTTTCCGTCGTGGGCGCGACCTAGCAGAACCCACGCGGCGGTAATAGTGGACTTAATAGATTTTGTGAGTTCCAGAGCTTCATCATAGGTGAGTTCTGATTCATCGTGTAGTGGTTCAGGTAGCACCTCTGAGTCAACACCTTCGATGTCTTCTAACCGATCGAGTTCCATCCAAACAATCCCTTTAACTTTTGGTGGTCTATATCATAAATGGTACGGCCAGTAGCACTGACGCTGACATGACCGGTATGACGGGCACCGTTTTGCCCGACTCTATCAACTTAGCCATCATGTAGATAACTACCATAGCTATCACCATGAATACACTAAGAATGATGGCATTATTATTGGTTGCCAAAATTTCTGGCATAAAAATAGTGTACAGCAGAACTGCCATCATGGTGTCCGCGCTCGGGCAAAGAACGAACAGAAGAAAGAATATGACAATAGGGATAACAAAATACCCGGCATCCCATATTCCAGTACGCATACTATAGGTAAGATGGCAGAAAATTGTTGCTACAATCGCAACCATCATATGGTTTTCACTGGCTCTGCGGAACATGAGGTCGGTTATGCTGTGTACAAACACGACATAAACTAACATAGGAAGGAACAAGCCACCAGCGACAGGAATAAACGAAGCCACTGCCGCCATTAGTAAACCAACACAGTGAAGACCCCACCATTTCCAGTAACCCAAGGCCCACCAAGACGGTTTCGTCAAAGCAGCTATCAGCGCGGCGACGGCAACTAACCCTAGCGTTATTGGTTCGACAGCATTCCACATACAGTAGTATCCTGTTCTGGTTGGTGAGACTGCTGGTCAACAGGCTGAACATAGCACCGTTTACCACCCCATGCGAAGAACACATCCTTAGTGTTGATCGCCGACAGCAGAGAGGCTATAGCAACAGTGTTGATAGCAAACCTCTCAGAATCACTAGCGATAGTGATGTTTTGTGCGGCCACATCTAAAACGTTACTCTGGTTAGCTGAACTAATAGTGGCACCTGCGGGGGTCACCTCAAAATGGATACTGCTTTCTGAGGGAGCTAACGATTTAGCGATACCAATCGTGGCCGACAATTCTTGTTTATTGAAAATCACCGAGTTCTGGGTTTCATCCACAAACTTTTGAATATAGTTATCAAATGCTGGGATGGTGCCAGTTACCGCCCCCGTGAGCATAATATTACCTGCTTCTGTACGGAACCCAAACCCGCCACTGACGGGAACATAGAGCAGGTCGGTAAGCCCATCAAGATTCCATAAACTGACCGCCCGTTCAGGGATCCTGAACATGCCACCTTCCGGAGTACTCTGGTGCTGTACCGGCTCATACGATACGATGGTTTTCATGAAGGCATAACTGGAGGCGGTACGCACTACGAGATCATTTTTAGCTTCAACGAAAACAACGGAATGGTAACTTTTAGAGGTGTCCTGTGGGTCACACACACTTTTGGCGTGGCGTAACGTGTGCTGAAATTCTTTTCCGTCTACCTGCCCGATAACCTCATATTCTGGCGCAGTTTTACGGCTCGTACCATATACGGGCACCCTGATTTTGGTGCGTCCATCCATAAACACGAGTTCTAGTGTGTCATCCTTGACCGTATATGACAGGACGATGGGCTTCTTGTGTTTAGTTGATGCGGCGATAGTGGCTGTGGAACCTAACGCGGAAGCATCAATCTTTATTTTGATAGGTACCGTCTCGTCTGTACTAATAATATTGAAGGGTGCGATCAGGTATGCTAATGGTGACACCCCACTGAGGTAGCCTCGCCCGTCTGGGGTGACTGTGAGGATCAGTGGGTCACGCCTGTTCTTGTCGCGTTTAACCCATGTGACGGCTTGGGCAAAACTATCACGGTCAATAGTGAGATTCAACGTTTAGTCCTTCCAGATGCTCGGTGGTGTGTTTGTAGTGTGCCGTGTCGTTTGTGGGTTGAGAATATTGTTGGGTTGGATAATGTTTTTGATGTGGTTCTCAGTCGTGAGCGAAAATTTTCCTACCCATTCGTCAAACAGTAACGGCGAGGTGACAATCAGCGTCAGGTTGCTCTTGTAGATAGTATCAATAATTTTACTCAGATAGTTGTCTTCTTGGAGACTGTAGCTGGGTACGAGACTGCTGGCGCTAAAGATAACAGCCCGAGTGTGTTTTGTGATGAGTTTTTGGAGGTCTTGTGCCCCGTGGAATCCTGCTTTTGCGAGCGTAATAACGTCGTTCTCTTCGATGTGTACCATCTGTTTAGGCGACAGGAACCCTAGTCCAACATAACGACGTAGAATCGCGTAGGCAGCCATAACATTGTCGTACCCGTTGGTTACCCCAAGGTAGAATGAAATAGGTCGTGACGGGTTGTTGAGGCGTTCCAGCACCCACTTGATCTCTTCACTCCTGTTGGTGCGGGCAAGCTCTGGTAGCGAAGCGTGCGCAAACCGTGGTGGAACTTCCTCAGCAAACATTCCAAGGTTCTCACGAATCATGTTCTTCCGTAACCTGTTTTCAATGTTCTTATGGTTGTTCTCAAACCGTGCTTGAAAAGCCTGAAAATTAGAATGATTCACCTTATTATGTCGCACCTGTTGAGGCGCAACACTTTGACGTAATGATTTGTCAAGTTGCGCGAACGCCTCAAAAACTTCTTCACTACTCACAGTCTACGCCTCTTCCTTGTGCTATCATAGGTATTTTTACTTTGAATTGCCGTCACTAACGCCTTTTCGGTAATATTTTGTGTATTCCTAGAGAGAATACCCTCTAGAGCAGCAACAAACTGTGATTCTTTCAAAGGATGCGCCGCATCAGCAACGAATCTCATGTACAATCTACGAATCACAGCTAAAGAAGCACCCAGATTACGGTCACTAAAATACCGTGGGTACTTCCCTACAACACCATAGTCTTTCGTCAACCGAGACATAAAAGAATCCGTGGCTGCTTGAGGTGATAAAGAATCACCAAAAATATTATCACTATCCCCACTCACGATAGGGTCTACACAAAACGAATGTGTGCGCTGACGTTTACTGGAAATCCCAATCACCTCCCGAATCGTATTTATTATAGCTGTAATCTGGAACCCCTTGGTCGGGCACAATTTCCCGTTCCATCTTGGGTTTCTGCTTGACCTCCTTGAACAAGGAGCACTCTAGCTCAGAGTAGCAAATAATAGTCTTGTCAGACTCGCCACCACGATGCTTATCAAGCCTAATGTGTGTCACTGGGACAACATCGTTATCGTCTGACGATTCACGGTGAATAATCAACACAATGTCTGAGTCCTGAGCGATTGCGTTTGATTCACGAATATTATCCTTCGTCGGTGGCGTATCCGGGTCGGTAGAACCAGCCCTGTTCAGCTGCGCCAGCACCATGATAGGCACCTCAAACTTTTTAGCTAAAAGTTTGATGTTACGCGAAATCTCCGCAACAACGGTTTCACGGGTGCCATTCGTGGAAGACTTATGATTAATAAGCTGTAGGTAATCCACAATGATCATGTCTAACCCGGTGGGCGAGTTCGCCACCTTTGTGGCTTCCGCAGCGATACTGGCAATAGAAACTTCGGTAGACGTGTTCAGGATAAGTTTCGCGTCACGATACATGTCAAGAACTTCAACAACCCTCGCCCGATCATCGGGGTCGCTCAAATCACCCCGTTTGAGCTTATTGATGGGCACACCGGAAACTGACGAAACGATACGGTCCCGTAGCTCATCCTTCGACATTTCCAAAGAAAACATGAGCACCGACTGACCCGCTGCCACAGCCGCAGTAGCACAGTTTACCGCAAAAACAGACTTACCCACACCGGTGCGGGCAGCAACCGTGATCATCTGTCCAGGACGCCAACCCAACGTATACTTATCTAGGCCAGGAAGAAGAGTCGGAATACCCAGTAACCCAGTGTCAGCTGCGGCGGCACGCTGAGCCAAAGTATCCAGATACTCGTCGGCCATGTCCTGCGCTGTCGAAATATGCGACTGGTCAGAAGTACGCGACACCAAGGATGTTAGCTTATTAATAGTTTGCTCAACAGTCGCGGAAACATCAGTGTTACCCTGTATACCAGCCTGGAAAGCAGCCACCACATCACAGGACTGTCTTCGCATAGACGACTCTACAATCACCTGAATATAAGTGTCAATACTAGCTTGAGCAATATAGTCGTCACCGAGCGCGCCTAAACGGTAAATCTCGTCCGTACCACCCGCCTTATCTAAGAACGAACCGGTGCGGTCAGAAAACTTTGAAAGCAACGTCGAGACTGAAAGACTAGAAATGGGCTCATTCTTCGTCAGACATTCCTTCATCGCATGATAGATCAGCCCGAAACGTGGCTCTGAGAAATCATCTTCGGAAACCCTAGAAGCCACAGTCTCCATGAGAGAATTATCCGCAAGCACAGAAGCAATCAAGCCCTTCTGTGCTTCAACATAAAGATCAATACTCAAACTGGTCTACTTTCCTGTACGACGGGATTCACATTTTATCATTCACAACGTCAGCATACCCACGTTGAAGAACCGTCAACGCCTCACCCATAAGATTCACATCATCAGTTGAGATACTGCGGATAGCCGCCACCAACCCAGAAATACGAGCCGCCAACTGTTGCCTAAATAATGCTAATTCCGTGTTATTACTAACAACATCATATAACCTAATTACTTGACGCGCAATTTCAACATTTCCCACAGACTCAACACGGGACACCACACCATCAGCCAGACGCGCCGTCAAATTCATGTCTGACACCTGCGGTATCAGCACCTCCGGGTTATTAAGAACATCCTCTACCGTCACCGTAGAAGCAATGTCACGATAGTACCCCATAAAACGTCGCGCCCCCTCCACACCAATAATAGACGTCATCACCCACCCAAGCTTCACAAAGTCATTTCTCTCAAACTTACTAGCTTGCCGCGCCAAGTTATCCCAAGACCGGCCAGAGCGCCACGCATACGCGGTCGCTTCACGAATCTCGTTCTTACTGCGGCCCACAGCGGATGTCACACCACCATCAGATGGCACATCCAGCTCTGATGGGTTATCCAGAATATAGTCCGCCACAATGTTACGCCAATATTGTTCCTCCCGAGATACAGGGGTGCCCCAGTTGTTCCGCATACCGGCAGCCCAAGTCTGTGGAGAAACCTCCCACGCAAACCAAGATACACGGTTCTGTAACGGCACACCAACCGGGAAAGCGTTCACAGAATCCTCCTGAGAGTTCATGGCTAGGATAATGACGGTATCATCAGGAAGTTTCATATTATTAGGCAGACGGCGAGACTGAACCAGCCTCAGAATAGTAGCTGACACGGTTGGGTCCACGTTAGATGCTTCATCCAAGAATAGTAGTGTAGGGACGCGGCGCCCCGCCTGGTTGCGGGTAGCGAAGATACGGAACTGCCAGTCAGGGGCAACATCCACACAGAGCGCGAAATCCACGAGCTTCCCAGCATGGTTCTCTACTTTACGTATCTCCTTGGAAGGGATGCCGTTAATGGATTCAGCAGTCCATGACGATAAGGTGAGCACTTCAACACGGTACCCCATGCGCTCGCCTAGTT